TGGCAGAATCACTTAAACCGGCATTACCGGTTAATAGGGTGCCACCCCTGCTTTCCCCTAAATTCTTTCTTTTTTTCCCTTCCTGTGTGGCATCAGCAACAGAAATAGAAGTAGGCGTTGTAGGTCTTCTCGCTGTTACTGGAGGCGCAATCTGGTTTGTAGACGTTCCGGTAAATTTAAAATCACTTGTAAGCTGCTGCCCATCCCTCGGATCACGAGGAAATAATATTTTTCCTGCCGTACCACTTGTAGCAGCAGCCTTAAATTCATTAAACTTCACCACATCAGACCTTTTTAATTGGTCATGTATGATTGATGCTGCTTCTTGTGCTACCGAATAATTAGTAAGAAATATTCCAGTTCCTAAATTCTGACCACCATACAGCCCTCTTACTAGTTCTGCGCCTGATTTATGTTCCAAGTCGAGAAATCCCTCCGGATTTCCCCTTGTAATAGGAAGGTTAAAGCTCTGTGCATACCTGCCACTACCTAAATTATAGTATGCTGTCCCGAAAGGCTCTGCTATCAAGTCACCGGCACTACGAGCCTGATTTGTTCTTGAAATATTGAAGGCGTTCTTTTCACCTGCGGTTGCACTAAACGCAGCGGCTTGCCCTCTTCTGTTTCTTCCACCCGACATATATCTATCCTAATAAAGTTTTCTTCTGAGTATTTGCTTCGACCTGAGCAAGCCCTTCCGGACCTGTAACAAGTGTGCCACCCCTTGTACCTGCAAATGCCCTCGCCTTATTTTCAACATCAGACTTAGCCTTCTTAACGCTTGCATCTGCCAGTTTAGGCTGTGATCGAGTGGCTGGTGTTGGTAGTGGCTCCGGTGGCGGTGGCGGTGGCGGTGATGCTGGTATTGATGGCGCTCCTCCCCCCATACACATAAAGAGTCTCCTTAAATATATATGCTATATTTAGTATACTTAAATATCTCCATACCCTATAGCGATATTTATTCGTAGTGTCAAGAAAAAAATGCGAATTATTTTCGTGGTTGTGTGAAATGATGCGAAATTATTTAGTTGCAGGTATGCTGAATGGATCAAATTTATCAACTACTTTACCCATGCCTCCTTGAATTTGTACCATTGTGGGAGCGATTTCAACGGAGAAGGTAAGTGCCAATGAAGTGCCAAAGTCCGGAGAAGGTAATCCTCTCTTTTTCATAGCTTCTACGCTCTCAAGGACTTTCTTACTGCTGGTTGGTGTATATGCGTACATCGGTGATGACAGGTCTTCTTTGAGTCTTTCGTGGTTTGGTATGACTCCACCTGCCAGGAGCCACTCAAGCATATTGTCCCACATTTCAATACGTTTGTTAAGATAGAGGTCTTTACGGTCTGCAGAGCCACCTTCGTCTACCTCTAATACATTGAAACCTAACTGCCTCAATCTGTCGATTACGCCCTGACCGCCTCCTGAACCGATGATAATAGCATCTGCCTTCCATTGATTAGCAACATTGGCTACGGTACTGGCAAGCTCCATATTATCTACTTTAGAGAATTCTATCGGTTCAAAGGCAATTAAGCCCTGTCTCTTCTGGATTGTAGATAAATCATCCCCGAATCTTGCAACGTCAATTCCAAGAATCTTGGCTGAACCGGCAACATCCTCTTTTTTTATGGTACGACTCGCAGCCTCTTCAACTGTGGTGAATCCGATAAGCTGGTTGGAGCCGGTACGAGGAAATTGCCCTTTTACCTCTACCCTGGCAACATCTGAGTCCTCGCCATGTTTATCTATAATCTTCTGGTATATAGACTTATCTGTGCCTTCCACACTTCTTGAATCAATAAACCGTGTATTCCAGTATTCGCTATCCTTATGGAAACAGTCAAAAAACGCTCCCTGTGGTCTACGAGGGTTTGACATTACCAGCCAGAACCGGAGGAATATCGGCTCTGTAAAGAAACCTTCTGATACCGTCCAGATGGAAGCAGGTATATTACTGCCTTCGTCAAAGAGCAGAACTACGCCATTTTCATTATGAACACCTGCAAATGCGTCTGGATTCTCTTCTGACCACAACTGAGCCTGAATATAGTAATATGCCGTGTCCTTCTTCATCTTCTCTCGCAGGGATACATCAAACCATTTAGCAGGTTTTAAAGTAGTGGCAGTACGTTCAAACCAATGGCTGTTTATAGCCATAGTATGCCATTTGCCCAACTCAGCCCATGTTCTAGTCCGTAACTGTTGCTCTGTATTAGCTGTCATAATGACACTACAACCGATCCATGTAGAAGCAGCCCAATGAGCTATCCAAGCGAATAGTGTGGTTTTTCCGGTACCACGACCTGATGAAACCGCCAAGTTATACGGTAGAGGCTCTTCGCCCCTATTAATCCTTAACTGATTCTCAATATTGTGCTTACCTATGTTAATAAGCTCTTGTCTCTGCCATTTTCTCGGACCTTTACGCATAGCAAGAGGAGTGCCGACTTCTCCCCACGGATAAGCGAACATAACGAATTTAAGAGGCTCAAGCATCATATCAGGAGTTAATAACTGCTCAATAAGCTCCATTTCGCCTTTAGCGCTGTATTTCATTCCTGCATCATTCATGCGTATCCCTTTATAGCTATTTCTATTTCGCCTGGAGTAAGTCCTAAATATATAATATCCAACAATCCACAGTCCGGATGTATCTCGTATTTACCCTCATTTGGTATTAGAAATTGAATAGGGGAGTATGCACAGAAGTAGGTCCTCTCAGGTTTAGCGTATTCACCACACCATAACTGTTCGTTGTATGGACACTCATTACAGGAATCCACTTTAAAAAATTTACTCATTTCATCCTTTTCCCCATTTGGACCAGCCTTTTTTTGTAAAACTCAGGCGCTTCATCAACCTCTTTAAATAATAATGATACAGAGTCCGGATACAGCCCATCCACCTTTGAACTGCAAAGCCTGTAGCCGGTTCCGGTGATTAATGTGCTGGTCTTTGGCATTTCCTTCACTATCCTGAAACCAAACAACAATAACGCATCTAAAGCGTCTAATCCTTCTAGCATTTTCATATTAATTATTCTCCCTGCTTTTAGTGTCCAGATACCTTAAAGCCCATATCCATATAAACCCTATGGCACAGATAACTGCTATGGTTTTTAATATCATTATGGCTTTCCCTCATACGGTCTTGCTTTTATTATTATTCATAATCTGGAGCCGGAAGAGGGATTTAAACCCCCACCTCCACAGCGTCCTATAGCGTCCTTATATTAGACGATTCCGGCTTTGGGTACATTACCTTTCCACATATAAAACATCTTCCATAATTTATGCGATTGCGGTCATTCCGACCATAACACCATGAATGAACTCCAAAAAAACATTTTATCCTAGCTATCAATCTTATCTTCCTCATTTTTCATCAGCATACCGTTTAAATGTACAGGATGCTTCCATGCAATTATTTTTAAGGCATTCTTTACTTCTTCTCTTTCATCGGGATCAAGCCATATCACATCTGGCTTCTTGCCGTGTTCTTTCTCATAATCACGCTTATACTCAGCTATCTTCTGAAGTATTGATTTTTGGTTTGGTATTAGTATCATTTAATTCCTTCAGCCGACCAATCTGATCTTCAATAATCAATATATGATGTAGTGTGTCTTCAACATCTTCCCTAAGCCCTCTGGCATTAGACTCTAATATATCAATAATTGAGTCGAGGGTTGGATTGCTCATTTGAGTTTCATCTGCCTATTAGTAATATACTCATAACACCAATCGGCAGGTTTTTTTGCTACTGCCGATGGAAAACGCCTACACATACCAGTAGACTCCTTAAAACATATACAGGTACGGCAACATGACTTCTTCATATTTTTTCCTTTCTAATTTTAATACATATATCACGGTATTCTTTCACCATTTCCTCTAAAATATTTGTATTCTTTTCATGTACAGGCAAACAACACTTCTTCCATTTCTTACCTGAACCACAGGCGCATATAGCATTTCTGCGTATTTTATTCTCATAATTTACCGTATTATGAAGATTTGCAATCCTCTCGAATAGAACCTCAGCCTTAACGGTAAGCAACACAGAATCTTCTTCTGCCATTATGCCTCTATCTTGATAATTTTACCAAGCCCTGCCCTAATCAAGGGAAAATAATTTCCAAAATCAGCAGGTGTAAATTCATTACTTGGCGTATCCTCGGTAATCAAGCCTAACCTCTGATATGCCTCAGCAACAAGTTCAGAACAAAACAGGCTGGACAAATCTTCCTCGTTGCCACCCATAAATCCATCATGGGCAGATTTAAACAACTCAATCTTACTCTCTTCGTAAGGTCTACCCTTAACCTCAGCCCTTAAATCAATAAGAGCCTGATTGTTTAATGGCTCTGTGTGTAGAAGTTTTCTAATACCTACTTCGCCCTCATACGTCTTGATTCTCTCGCTCAGGGGTACTAATTGTACTCCCTGCCGTGCCTCACCGCTTGTAATGTCCTTGAGTTTACTCAGGGTAGTTGATTCCCACAAGAGCTTCATATTCCATTCTGGCGAACATATAACCATGCCCACATGACTCCAGGGGGAACCGGTAAACCGTTTAATCACATTACTGATAAGCCCTTTACCTGAAAACAACACAATATCACCGGTATTTAAATCTTCTCTAATATCTGCATATTTAGTCCTATGCTCCACCTTACGGTTCCGATTAATGTACCCTTTAATCCCCCTCCAACAATCAACAATAGCATTTTTAAAAATTTTTATCATATCGATTCCCCAACATAATATTCTTCATGGCACCCTCTTTAAAAATACATCTTTACCTGCTTTTGCACAATAAGACTTATATCCACGTTTAGTTATAAACTCCTTAAATATACTTTCCCTTGCATCCCTCTTTACTATAACTCCACAATGCTTACATTTAAACTTCATATCAACCTTATTCTCTCACACATACCAACCGGCATACAGAAGAACTTCTCCCATTGAGTACCCTTCTTTATTAGAACAGGCTTTATCATGTCCGGTGTCATTATGCTTCCCCTAATTCTCCATGCTTCCTGGCAATCAGTCCTAACCACCCAAAATATTATATTCTTGCCCTCTTCAATCAACCTCGACTTCCTTGCTGGCACACGAACATCATCCCAACAATCAGCCCAATCGCCATCCCATTGATTCTTCATTTCGGCTTCATGCCTTGCGAATATCTTTTCTTCGGGATAATAAGAATGAATATCAGCACCATAATTCTCCTCTGGTATCCAAGCACGAACACCTTTAGAAATTAAATACTGACAAACAGCCTCCTTCGCCCTCTTATCATTCTCCTTATATGACTGCTTATCAAATGGTCTTCCAGTTCTCGCTTCTACCATTATCTCTTATACCTCTTATTGTATTCGGTGTACGCAGCCTTACCCTTAGCCGTCTTCCTGTATGCCCTCATTCGACACCTCGCTCCACAGAACCGAGCAAACATCGTCTTAGCCTCAAACACCTCCCCACAATCTTTACACTTTATATCAAACAACTCGTCTGCCTGTTCATCAAGCGTCATAGTTATACTCCAATGGTAATGTTATGTTTTTAGGATCTATATTCTTCATAACCACTTCCTCAATAAAAGCCTGTATGTCAATCTCGTCTTGAGGCTGTTCCAGGCGGTCAGCATTACGCTCCTCATACCTTATATTCTGCAGGTTATACCTCTCTTTTAGCTCGACACAAGCCGAACACATATCCCTTGTATATATTATTCTTCCCATTTTTTATCAAACAAACTAAGTATTATAACACATCCCACGATGATAAATAACCCTGCTAACATTACCGGATATTCATACCATTTAGGCTTCTGATTAATCCATTTCATGCTTAATCTCTTTTACCTCTTATATTATAAAGGTATTTTCTATGTTGCTGATATATGCACTTCCCTGCCCCCACAACTTCGGTTGCCAATAGTACACTCCGGACAAACTCGATTAAATTTTGATTCAGCCTCAAACCTATTATCACACTTTAAACACTTATTAATAAATTCAGCGCTTTCATCAATCTTCCTCGTTGCCCTAAACTCAGCACAAATATACTTATTTTTATGCCATTCATTCCTGTATTTCTTCTGGCAGTCCGAGGCAATATGTCTTCCACTCTTGGTTACCTTACCCCTACATATCCTTGCCGGCTGCGTTCTCAAGCTACCGTTAATAAGCGGCACTATCCTTCCGCATATTACACAGTTTTTAGGTTTAACTATTATACCCAACCCATAACCCTTCACCTTTTTTAAAATTCTTACCAAATATTTTCACACCGTAACATAAAATATTACAAGGAAAAACGAACATGGACCTAATTTCATTTTATCTGTCTAAATTTAATATATTCCTCTTTATTGCTTTTAACCTTATCCCAAGCATCAAGGACTGCAATCATCATATCATAACGATTATGACCACACTTGCCAATCTCCTTACTGCACAAAGGACAATATATCTTCTTTTTCGCCTTCTTTAAACAAATCTTTCTGCACTCCCTTCTTAGACCTCTGATATTGCTCTATAATCTCCCATGTTCCATTACGGACTATACTCGATGAATCAACGGAATCAACACCCAACTCAAACGCCCTCTCCAAATATTCCTTCTTCCCACATTGACCTATATGTGACTTTAAACCCTCGGCTCTCGCAAATTCTACCCACTCCTCAACCATCTTCCACTTCCATTCAACCGAACCACCGACAAATATATGTGTGAAATTATCCTCAAGATCCCTCTCTATATCCCTTACCCTCATGCCGTCTTGGACAACTAAAGCTAAATTAGGTGCCGTTATAAGCTCTCCCCTCGCCCACATAAGAGAATACTCAAGCGACTTCATGCCTCCACACATAATATCCGGACATACTATGAAATCTAATTTAATCCCCATCCTGTAACAATGTGCAATATTCTTCAAAAATAAATCTGCCTGAAATGGATAACCCTTCCTATAACAATTAAATACTCCATTATCCAATGCACAGGGGACCTTACCAAAATACTTCTCAGGAGGAAATGACTTTAAATCAAACGTACTTATCATTATACCTAATTCATATTCCTTCACCTTTTCAAACTTCTTACCAAACGCTGTACCTGTATATATCTGCATAATTCGCACCGTAACATAAAATATTATATATTGCAAGTAAAAAAGCGAACATAAATTCTACATTGGCTTAGATCTTTTGTAGTCTTTCCATGCGACTGTTTTAAAAATAGCCTTACGGTTAACCCATCTCGCAAATCTCATTTGGTATAGATCGGATTTATTATACGGCATTACAAACATATCCACGCCTAATCCTCGCAGCAATTCCACCCTATACAAATCCTCTTCTTCGGTTGAGTTATAACCAATAAGAACATAAAAAAATAATCTATAGGCTTTTATCCCCGATTCAACCAGCAGACCAACCTTCTTCTCCACAAATTTATCCATCTTTATATGGTCAAAGCTAAACCTCAGAAACCTCTTCCACTTGATTTGCGATAGCAGGTCGGCTGCCTCCGGTGTAACAAGCCGTATATCCATGCCCTGATTGAAATCTATCTCTATTTTATCTTTTATAATCCTCCTGAAAATATATTGATGATTTTTATATGCCAAAATATTATTATCGAGAAATACCCAATGTTTCCCATTGGGATTCCTGAAGCGATTCCATGTTTGATTAAATACTATATTGCCCTCCTTCTCCGGCACCTTACAAAACCCACATTTACGAGGACATCCCCTTGTTAAAAACCCTATAGAATAATCGCAATCAGGGTATAAATCGTAATCCGGACAAAGATATTCGATCTCCCCTGGCAATCTCTTCTTTATGTCGTACCCACTTCCCCCTATCTCTACATCCCCTGGCATATACAACGGTAACTCAGAAAAATCAAATACCTTAGAAGCATATACCTTGTCATACTGACTATGAAACAGTACACCCTTCCACCATTCAACCTTATCCCCCCTAGCCTTGTGATAAACCGATAGCTTCATTAGCGCTATATTTGGTATCTTTGAATCTATATTAATTAATCCTATCTTCATTAAAAACCATATAACATAAATGCGAACATAAATATATATAAAAAAAATAAAAAGTTGGTTGGAG